CCAGATGCTCGGCGGCGGCTCGATATCGATCTTCGAGCCGCGCACATAGGCGCCCTGCACCCACTGGCCGCCTTCGGAGTTGCGCCGATTGACCAGACCCGGATCCTTGACGCCGCCACTGATCGTCCACTTCAGCATCTCGGAAGGAACCGAGGCGTAGTCGCCCTTGTTCAACTTCTTCAGCAGCGTGGATTTCTCGAACGCGCCGGAGCCGATGTTGTAGATGAACGAAAACAGCGCGTCGTACTGGCCTCGCGTGAGCGAGACGGTGACGTTCTTGTCGATGCAGCCACCGACCCAGACAGACGCAGCGTCGAACGCCTGGTCGCACTCTTCCTCGGTGTACGTCTTGCCGATGACGGCGCCTTCGGTCGTGCCGTAGCCGAACGTCGGCGTGCCGTTGTCGTCCGCGTAGCCCACGAGTGCGGGCTGGCCGTTCGGACCTTCACGGCCCTTGAGGGCGCGTTCACCGGCTGGCGAGAGTTTCACTTGCCGCGCGCCTTGGCAATCAGTGCGACCAGCTTGGTCTCAAGCGCCTGCCAGCGCGCGGCAGGAACGTGGGCCAGGGCCCAGCCTGCGGCGATACCGAATAGAAACCACATCAGATAAACCTCGAATTTGCGTGTTCATCGCGATATTTGCGTTTGCGCGCTCTGCTGATCCAGAGAGCGAGACCGAACGCACCCAGACCGAGAATCGACATGGCTCCCAATACGATCAGCGTGAATGGATCAATGCTCATGTCCGGAAGGTCCTAGCCGGCAATGGTTGCGAGCTTTGGCGAACGGCTGGTGCGGCTTTGGGCGCGCACAAATACGTGCGAGCGGCGTTCTGCGCGTGCGCGTCGTAGGCGATGCCACAGACGAAACTGACTGAAGAGATGGCCAAAATCGCCAGAAGGCGTTTCACTGCAAACGCTCCCTTATGCGTTCTTTGTCCTTATTGCACTGAATCAGCGCATCGCGGCGCGCGTTGGCGACTCGCGTTGCCTCTTGAACCGTGAAGCGTTTCGGTTCCTCGATCGGGCATGGCTGGAGCAATGCCTTGATCGCGGCGAGGTCGATGGATTGCGGCGATTGCGGCGGTTGCGGCGGTTGCGGCGGTTGCGGCGGTTGCGCCGGCTGGCTGACGCAGCCGGCCAGGATCAGCAGCGCAAGGCGTTTCACTTCAGCCGCTTCGTCTGCTCAATTTCGTTGATACGGCGCTCGTGTTCATCGAGGCGCACCTTGTCTTCTGCAACCCTCTGGGTCAGCACTGGAACGCTGGCGACGCCGCTCGAGAGGTTCGATATCTGCTCGGCCATACGTGCCAATTGCTTGCCCTGCTCGTTCGCGCTGCTCGCCAACCAAATCACGCCCGCGAGAATGAGGAGTTCGATTACCGTTCGCACCGATTGCCAGTTGCGCACGTTTTCCGGTGGCGAATCGGTCATTTCCTCTCCAACTTCAAAATGGACCGACGCATGGCAGCCGTCTTGCGGTTGTCACGCGTTGCGCGGAAGTGAATCTCACCCTCAATCAGCCGGAAGGTGACGCGATGAACTAGCCCGCAGTCGCAGCAGGCGTCAAGAAAGCCGTTCCAGTCTCCGGTCGGGCGAATCCACTCGCCATCCTTCACTTGGTAGTAGCGGCCGCTCACGCTGCCCACCCTCGCGGAAGATCGGGATAGTTCGCTGCCATGAAGTCATGGAGCTCGACCTTGCCATAGGTTCGCGCCAGGTATTGCAAGGTCAGCGGCATCGGATCGCAGTCGCCACCGTTGCGAACGTCATGCAGGACAACGGTCCCGCGCCATTCGTTGTTACGCTGCGGACCGCGATAGTCCTCGGAATGCATGTAGCAGGACCCTGCGACGAGGCCGTGAATCGTGCGGCCGATCGGCAGCGGCCGGCGATGCTGGAGCAACCCCTGTTCGTGGCCTTGCACGAACGTTCCGCAAATCTTGTTCAGGCGGTTGTCCATCGAACCGCCGATTGGCCGATTGCTGCTGGCCATTTGAAAATAATGGGAGTAGGAAACTCCGTCGACATCCACCACGTTCAAGAAGTTGTGCCGCTCAAATCCGAACTTCTCGACGTTGCAATGATGCGGGCCGATGATCCCGGAGTAGCGCGGATCGTTTTCGATCGTGCGCAGGATTCGGAATTCGTGGTTCCCTTCGCAGAAAATGCGGCGCGGGTTCCATTCAGCGCTCAGCGCATCCATTACCGGAGCCATCAGCAACGCGAGGCCATTGTTGCCGGCTGCTATGTCGTCCTCGTAGCGCGCGCCCTCAAGCGAGAGCGAGCCAGGTGCGTCATGAGACGACAGCGACGGCATGTCCCATACGTCGCCGAGCAACACAATCACATCCGGCTGCCTGCGCACGATATCCGCGCCGATCCACGCTAGATGATCCATCGGCACGCCCTTGCGGAGTTGCAAGTCGGGGACGATGTAGTGCTTGGCGTGTTGCCTTGATGAGACCACGGCGGGCGGCAAGACTACCGCCGGCCGTGGGGCGCGGTCACTCGCCTCGGCCTTTGCTATGGGTGGCAGGGATTGCGCGGCCGGTTGTCTGGTTCCCAATTTTGGTATCTGCGTACCCAATTCGGGTAGCCCCGGAATCCCGCGCTTGAATCGCTCCCTGCCGGCAACGCTGGGCGAGCCGAGCATCGTGGGCAGTTCGATTCCGAGTACTCGTTCAACCTTCCTGCGCCAGCGGTAAAGCGTCGCAGGGTCGGTTTCGTAGATTTCCGCAAGCTGGACCGTTGTCCCGCCACGGGCGAAAACCTCGTTCCAGTCGTCCGCAATCTTCTGGGCGCGCTTGGCGTCCATCAGTGCCGAACCTTCGTGACCGCAGGTCCGTTGAATACGGCATCAGCGGCTTTGTGCAAAAACTCGCTCAGGACCGGCGCGCCCATCTGCGGGCAGATCGCGCGGACGTTGCCGCTGCCAGGGATCGTCCGAACGACAATGCAGACCTCGCCCAGAAGCTGATACGCATGCGCTAGGCGCGCTGCGGCCTTGTCGGCTTCGTCTAGCTCCCCTGACATGGCGATTAGTCGCCCGTCTCGTTTGGCGGGGTTCCTGGTGGCATCAGTGCTTCGACGGCCGCGTCAATGCTTCCGGGATCGCACCGCGGCACGGCTGGTCGCAGCACGGGGAGCAATGCCTCGACGGCGCGCAGAAGCGTTTCAGGCGACTCCGAATCGTTCGCCAGTTCGTAATCGATCAGGCTGCCATCCAGCGGGCGCTCGCTGATATGCGAATCCGAGGCGTCTGCCCATCGCAACAGGCGAATGACCTTCCCGCCCGCCTCATGAATCGCGTGCGCTTCGTTCGGGAATCGAACGTCGCTGATGACTGCCCGGCCGGCAAGCAAAGCCTTGCGCATGCAGATGCGAACCCAAAGTTGCTGGCAAACCATCTGTCTACCCCACTCGGTTCCGAGCGTTTGCATCATATGGCGGGGTGTGACGCCCTCCAGCCATGCGATCGGGGTTTCTTTCTCAAGCTCCAGTTGGTCAAGAGTTCCGCCGAGCAGATCGGCGACGAACGCGCGAATCGGTGCCGCGAAGCTCAGGTGCGCCAGTCCGTGACGCTCAGCCAGGAGCGAAGCGAGCAGGGTCTTCCCGCTGCGCTTCGCGCCGGCTATGCCGAGGAGCATGGTGTATCAGTTCTTGACCTTGTACAGCCCCCATCCCGTTGCGCAGCTTGCCGAGTCGCACAGTGGGCTGCCGTCAAAGTAGCTGACATAGGCGACGTTCAAGTAGTAGGTCGTGCTCGGTTTGAGTCGACAAGTCGCTCGCGTGCCTGCCTTGGCCGAAAAGCCGGTCGCGTTCAGATCGCGGCAGACGGCGTGCGCGAACTGGCCGGGAACCGTGCTGATGGACGAAAGGCCGGTCGGGCCGAACGTGTTGTTCGGGTAGAAGGCCGCGCCCGCCGTGTCCGCAGGGCCAGTGGTGAACTCCAGCGCGATGAAGTTCTTCGCGCCGACGTTGACCGCGTAACCGCGGCCAAAGGCCGATGCCGAACCAGGGTACGCGCCGAACAGGTCGGAATAGGCGCTCTGGCTGCATTGGCGGGTCAGGGCGGGATAGTCGGGGGATGGCGATGGATCACATGCCGCATTGGCCGCGAGCGCGAAAAGACCGACGATACCGGCGAGGAACGCCGTCAAGATGGCTTTCATGGGTGTCTCCTTGGTTGAAAGTATCGCGGCGAGTTGGTCGATCGGTTTTGCTGTTGCCGATTCGCTGAAGGACGCGCTATGTCTCACGACATGAGCTGGTTTGCGTCGCCTCGCCGCGAATGTGGAAGCAGGGCTCGGATTTGAACCGAGAACTTCCAGGTTATGAGCCTGGCGATCTGCCGGATTGATCTACCCTGCTGAAATGGTGCCGCCGCACCTCGGCTGATGCGCGGATGGCGCGGGTGCGGCGGCGTGATTGAATAGGTCTCGCACCTTTGGCAACCAACGCCGTCTTGTACGGACGCTCGGCTGTGGGCGAGAACTGAAAAGGCGCCGTCAGGGGCCCCTCACTTTCACCTATACACTTTTCTGGTGGTAACTTTCCCTGCGGATTCCCCGCGATCGTTCCCATGCTTGGGTAGCCCGGTCAATTTCGAGCACGAACACCCCGTAGGCCAGCTTCCGCATTGTGTAGTAGGCATCCTTGGAAACCCCAAACTTACGGGCCCTCAGGCTGCCGGTTTTACAATGGCCGTGACGGACCAGAAGGAAGGCATCAGCCACGGCGCCTCGTATCCAGTCAAAGTCGGATGGGTCCGGCTTCAGTTCGTCACGGATCGCTGCGAATAGAGCCGACATCAGCGGGCGCTTCCAGATCCCTGACTGTGCGACGAACGTCTCCAGAACCTCGGGCAGGCAGCCTGATGACCGCGAGAAGGCCAGCGCGGCCATGTCCTGCGTGGTGTCCTTGCCGGCCTCGATGCCTGCCAGTAGCGAAGAGAAGTTGCTTTCCCCTTCGATGCGGGCTAGCCGCTCGATTGGGTCCGGGTTGGATGGCTCAAAGACTTCTTTCGCTATTGCGACCACCTGTTACTCTCCCCGCGTTTTCGATCAACCCAACTTGCCAGCCACGGCACGCCTTCCATTCCTGCCGCCTCGTCGTCGAGCCGCATCGCTATCGAAGGTCAGCATCGCCTGCCTCGTATTTCGTCCTGCCTCCAGATGGCGCTGGATGCATTCATGAGACAGGCACGGAACTACGGCCCGTATCTCACGGATCGTGGCCTCCGTATCTTCAAACGTCCAGAGCTTTGCGCGCGGCATTTACGCGGGCCTCGCTGGAACTTTGAACCGTGCCAGTTCGTGCGGGTTCATGCGGCTTGCTCCAGGTTGATGAAATGACCGCGCAGGCCGCACACGCGAAGCGTGGCTGAGTTCTCTCGACCATAAGCTATGAGACAGCTTGGACCGCCAGCGTTGAAAGCAGCAGCGCGGCCAGATGGATCGCAGAAGGTCAGGCGACCGAGCAGGAAAAGGATTGCGTGCGCCCGACTGAAAACCTGCTCCGAGAACATCGCCGTATCGGTGCGCGCGAATATCAGCGCTATACCGTTGCCGTGATCGGCAAGACGTTTCAGCCAAAGACCTGTCGCTGTGCCGTAGGGAGGATTAAGCCACACCCTGCCCCCCCAAATTTCAGTCAGGCCGTTGCGCGGCAGCTCGATGTGGTTGTCAGCGGTTGCCCACGGACGCGGCGATGGCGCGGCGCACGGATCAAGGTCGAATTTCCCGAGCGGATCCAGAACCCATTGCGGCGTCAGCCAGACGTCCGTCCGCGCCTTCGCACTGTGCGGGCCGGCGATGCTGCGGAAGTCTTGCTTCCGGCCGGGAGCCGTAAGGTCGAATGCGGGCGTCATGCGGCTTGGCCTGCAAAAATATCAACCTGACGATCGGCGTCGCTTGTGATCGATTCGCATTCCGGTGAATACCAGACGCATTCGCTATCAGTGGTTTTCCCGCCGCCATAGGTCAGGCGACCGCGCGACCATTCGACAACGGACCAGCCGGGCATGTCGTAATCGCCGGCATGGCCGCACAAGGCGATGCGCAAGTGTTCGTTCTCGCGCGCCCACTGCGCGACGGCATCGGCTACCGGCGTCGAAACGCCATACAGTTTCTCGTAAGCGCGATAGGGCGGATCAAGGAAGACGGCGGTGTCATCGCCGCCGAAATGATTGTTGAGGCAGCGCGACCAGTCGCCGTGAACGATGCGGACTCGCTCTAGCCGATCGGCTAGCTCATGCAGCCAGCGCCATGCAGTGCGCCCGCACGAGGTCAGCATGGTATCGGCGCCCGCGTTGCCGGCGTGCGGAATCTGCCCGATCGCCTGAACTCCCCTGCCCGCGTCGCTGGCGTGCGGAATCTTGCCAACAGCTTGAATGCCCATGCCCGCGGAGGTGGCGTCGGAATCTGCCCGATCGCCTGAACTCCCCTGCCCGCGTCGCTGGCGCTGCCAATCGCACCAGCCAGAGCCGATCCAGCAGCACTGGCCCCATAGCCACCAGCCAGCGACCTTCGCGTCTCCAGGCCAGTCTGGGTCTTGCAGTTCAGCCCCGACGCGCTCGCGCTGCTCCATCAGCCATACGTGCCGCGCGCCTAGATCAATGTGCGAGACGGGATAGTCGGCCCATTCGGCAACGGATGCCGCTTGATGCTTGACTGCGCGCCAGAAGTTAGCGATGAACCCGCTGCCGTCGCATATGACCTCCAGCGCGGCCGGGGTTGGCGCGGCAAGCAAGACGGCTGCCGATCCGCAGAACGGCTCGATATATTGCTTCGGCAAACCGAGCCGCAGCCATATCTCGGAAGCGACAGACCGCTTACCCCCGAAGTACGGGAATGGCGAAAGCAGGGTCACGCCGCAACCTCAACCGTCGCCGGCATAGCCCGATGATGCGGCCATCGCACGCAGCAGGCGATGCGACAGTCCGGCTTCTCCAGAATGCAGCGCGGCCACTTCGAGATCATCGGTTGCGGCGCATGCGGGTAGCGGCAGTTGCCTTCGGAGTAGTACTGGCAGTCGGGTTTGTTGGTGAGGCGGAAGGTCATGCGGCGACCTGCTCTGTTTCTTGCGCCCATAGTCCGATCAGAAGTGCATCGGCCCTGCCAGCATCTTTCTTGCGCGCCAGCAGCAGCGCGAGGTTTGGGAATCGTTCGATGGCGAGCAGTCTGGAATCATCCTTCTGACCGCCTTTCTTCTGCCCATGAAGGCCGTGGTGACGTTTCCAGCTTGCCGGGAATGCGTCGATGGTCTCGACACCGAGCGCGCCTAGAACGCCTTGCAGCGCGCCGTAGGATTGACCGAACTTAAAGCTGGTGGATGATCCCATGCGACGGCGGGGCTCGCCATTCTCACCGCCGGCAGATGGCATTGCGTTGACTTCCTCGACTACGGCGGTGAAGTGCGCGCCGGAATGCAGTTGCATTACGCCACGGATGCGTGCTGCCAGTTCTGGGCAATCGACCTGAAACCCAGATGTCTTGCGTGGCTTGCTCGGAATGTCGATGAACGAGACCGGCTCGCCGTCGGCAATCACTGCGATCGCGCCGGAGTTGCCTGGGTCACAGCCGAGTGTTACGCGGAAGGTCACGCGACCTCCAGCATTGCCGCTTTGTCGAACGGGAGCCGGAAGCCTGAGGCGTTGCGATGCCCGCCTCCGCCGTACTGCTTGGCGATTTCGGATACGTCCACGCCTTCGTCCGTGGACCGCAGACCGAATACGCGACCGCCCGGAGTGTCCCAGTAGCACCCTGCGAACGGTTCGCCTTTGGCGAGCTTGTGCGCGGCGTCGGATACTAGGGTGTACGGCAGATTGGCGACCGGGACGTTATGACCGCCGATCACCATGCGGCGCGTGACGACGCCGGTAAGTTCTTCCACGTCTTTGAAATGCTTGCGCTCGATCGCCTCGCCTTCCTTCGCTAGATCGTCGAGGTTCGCGCGCATCAGTTCGTCCCATACTTGGAAGTTGTACGGGTGGCTGAACACGTTGGCCTGAATCTCCCGCGTGCGCGCCAGTGCGAAGCGCCAAAGGTCACGGTCCTCGATGTGCAGCAACAGCGGCGGTCGCGGCGTATCGGGGAAGAAGTAATCCCATGTGATCGTCGCGCCGGATCGGTTCATATCGAACACGACTTCCGCGCCCGGCAAGTTGGCCAAGTCTTCGGCGGCTGTCTTGTGGTGATCGAGCACAACGACGCTGCGCGCCTTCGCGACGATTTCCTCCATGATCGGCCGCTTGTACGAGAAGTCCACGATGAACACTTTCTTGCCTTCGACGTCAGGCGGCGGTTCCTGATACACGCCGGCATGAAATTCAACTGCGTCGCCGAGCGCCTTGCGGAGCGCCCATGCGGCGCCGAAACCGTCGGCGCAATTTCCGTGATAGATGCAAATGCTCATGCGGCTCTCCGAGGAATGATTTTCGATGAGGAAAGGTTGCTGCCGCTGCGCTCGCGTTGCTTCGGCGGGCGCGCAGGTTGAACTGTTGCGCCTGACCTGAGGCGTTCCACCGCGCGGCGGGTCTCATTGATAGCGCGAAGCTCTGTCATCTTCGCTACGCGCCAGCGGGATTTGTCGCCGTGCCAGCCGTGCGGACCGCGATGGTCTTCATAGCAAAGCGGGACTGACAGGAACCACAATCCCTGTTGCGGTTCGTGCGCTTCGCTCGGGGCGCCAGCACTACAAACTATGCAATGCATGCTTTTGATCAGAGCAACATATGCGCGCTCGTCGGCATCCATTGGGGCTTTGTTCTTACTATGCACGGACGTCCTTCCATGTCACTCGCGATACTATTTTTTCCGCTGTGCTAAGCGGTATACCGAAACGATGGGACGCCTCTTTGGCTGTAAGCCTCTCGGACAGGATTGTCCTAACCGTAGCTTCCGTGTTCTTGGCGTTTGTACCGCGCTCTCCGCGCTGCGCCGTTCCGTGCGCAATCTTGTCGGCGTGATTCGCTTTGATTGAATCCCAACGAAGATTGGCCAGCCTGCAATCCGCACGAACGCCGTTGCTGTGACATGCCTGCTTTCCTTCAGGCCGCTGCCCAACGAACGCTTCGAGCACCAGTTTGTGCAGGAAGTTTTGCTTCCGGCGCCCATCTGGCGAAGTCAGGTTTACGACAAGATACTTCCGGCTTCCCATGATCGGTTTTACAGCGCCGCCGCCGTAGGATCGTTCTCCGAAGTTAGTCCTCCTCATGCGAGGAATGGACCTGACATTTCCTTGGTCACTAATTTCATAGAGTCCTTCCCAGCCCAGTACTGCTTTCCAGCATTCGATGCTCACGAGTGCCCCTCTTCGACGCTGGCGATGATCTCGGAAAGCTCACCAGGCGGAACGCCGTGGAAGTGATCGCGAATATACTGGCATACCTCAAGGACCAGCTTGCTGAAGCGTTCCTCGGGCATCGAATCGAAAGCGATCGACTCGGGCACCTTGATCGTGATCGTCTTGAACTCACCGAGCACTGCTTCGAGGATCTTCCGCGCACCGGCGCCGATGGATGCATCAGCGGCAGCCAGGACGGCATCCACGAGCGGCGATGCGTCGATCGTGGATTCCTCGCAGCAGATACCGGCGTCGCCCTGAACCTTCTTCAAGGCGTCGTGCGCGTCTTTGCCCTCGAAGCCCTCAACGTTATCGACGATCAGCGCGCCGAGCGCGTGCGCCAGTCCGTTGAACTTTGGATTTCTGGGCCGCTCGATTCGACCGCGCACCGTCTGCCCGACCTTGTAACCGCGATCGCGCATCGCGCGCGTATCCCATTGCGTCAATGGAGCGAGCACGCTGACCTGCTCCGGCAGTACCTCGCCTGTTTTGTGATCTACCAGGAGCGCGCGGCGCGCTTGGAAGTACAGCGGCTTTTGCGGCTTCGCTGCTTTGCGCGGCTTTGCATCGGCAGACTTCATGCCACTCGCCTCCGCGCCTTGTATTCCAGTTGCGACTCATTCCTGCAAGTTCTGCAAGTCGGCCGTCCGGCCTTGTTGATGTAGGTGTTTTCCGGCGTGCGCTCATGCCCGTTCAGGCAGTGCGTCTTGTTGCCTTTTCTCCACCGATAAGGCACTGCGCGAATCAGATTCTCTCGTGGCGTCACGGCGTCGAGGTGCGCGGGATTCACGCACGATTGGTTCCGACAGAGATGATCGATGTGGTTGCCTTCCGGTATCGGACCTTTGAAATACTCATATGACCAGCGGTGAGCGAGCCCCATGTTGTCGTCCCCGCCGAACGAGAATCGGCCATAGCCGGATGGCAACTTGGACGCCGTCCAGTTCCAGCAACCGGTCAGCGGGTCGACTTCGCACTTGGCTTGGAAGCGCTGCAAATCCGACGGGCGCCGGCACTCCAGGTAGATCGGCTTGCTCGAGCGCTTGGGGCGCTTGGTGCTCACCGCACCCATCACGCAGCAACCTGACACAAGTCAGATGCCAGCGCCGACAGGTAGCGCCTGCGAGCGGCTTGCACGGTTGCAAGGTCGGTCCATTTGTCCTTGTCGAGACCGAATTGAGGGCCGAACCTCTGTGCCGTCCGCGCGTGTTCTATGAAATTGCGCGCTGATTCCACGCGTCGAGTGCGCAAGACTTTGCGCAGATGACTTAGACGCGCGGCGCCTAGGCCGCGGACGATGGG